CTCTACTTTTATAAGTAGCGAGAGTTGCGCCGTGCTTTGCGTATTCTTTTACTATCCTATCGACACCGGATAGGGTTTTGAAGGGCGGGCCTACCAGGTTTTGGGGGTAAATTGTAACAGCCGTCAAATAGCACACCACGCCATGTTTATATTACATACATTGTTCGAGTATCTTGTCAAGAAAGTACTAGATGGGAGTGTACGTAATATGGTAAATTACATCATGAAATGTGGAAGAGAACTTTATGTTAATTTTAAAGTTTGGTTCATAGGGTTGGACACCACCCGCTATGGTGAGTTGGTGGATGCGACAATCCCAGTCATGATGGACATGGAAGACAGTATGCGAGACGTAGAGGAGCGTTTGGAGAAAGTCTCCGATCAGATGATGTGTATGGAAGATTGTCTGGAAGTGGATATGAGTCTGAATACGTGGGTTAATGAAGAAGACATGAAGAAACAGCGCAAGATGATAGCTAAGGGAAGACGTGATGACTTCGAGCGGGGGTTAGAGGCAAAATTGAGAATGAAGCACTGGAACTCCGATGCCAATCGAATGAACGAGAATGCAATCAATCATACTGCACGGCTCATTTGTGAACAATACAACCTTGGCGATAAGGACACATTTGCTTCTGTTATGCGTGTCGTCCCACGTGTGCTGGTACCAGATCAGGTCATGATGGACGCATTATCCATTATATACAACACTAGAGCACAACAAAGGAGGATGAGGAGTGACGCTCTCCGCAAAACAGAGGCGTTGCCCTATTTCAATATGAAATAATGTGGCCCGGTTACCACTCAAGCGTACACAGTAGATACAGAAGTATTACCGCTTGAGGGGTTTAGGGTCGACCTTAGCCGGGAATCAAGACCCAGGAAAGTCAAGACGTTGACTGTGCTTAGTGGCTTCTCTGCTGGACATCATATAGGTGTCCATGCCAATAACCTTGTTAATAGTTTAGTTGCTCTACAGCGGCGGTTGAAGTTGGTTATGATAGATGGGGTTTTACAAACCCCGCCAAAACCACAAAAACATGCGTTTAAGCTAACTAAGTTTCGCAAGCAGTGGCTGTCTCATTTAGGAGACGTTACGGTGCACACAGCCCAAGAGATTGTTGAATTGTATAAGGGGTCCAAGCGATCATTATATAATAAAGCTCTGGTTGAATATCTATCTACAGGTTGCCTTAAGAAGCATGCGAGGGTGAAGACCTTCCTTAAAGCCGAGAAAACGGTAGTTAACCTGCAGAAGGATGTGCCAAGACTCATACAACCACGTGATAAAGTATACAATATAGCATTGGGGAGATATCTACGCAAGAACGAAAAGAAAATGCTGGGTGCTATAGATAAGGCATTCGGCTACAAGACAGTCTTGAGTGGACTGGATAGTAGTCAGGTGGCCTCTAGACTATGGTCAAATTGGAAGAGGTTTGACAACCCGGTGGCATTTGGAATAGATGCGAGCAGATTTGACCAACATTGTTCAGTAGAGGCGTTACAATGGGAGCACTCTTTTTATTTGAGTGCGTTTGGTAAACGAGACGTCGAATTGCAAAAACTATTAAGCTGGCAATTGAACAATGATGGGATGTTGACAACGGATGACAATTATTGTATACATTATAGACACAAGGGTGGTCGCATGAGTGGTGACGTCAATACTGGACTCGGGAACAAAATAATCATGTGTGGACTCATGTATGAATATCTAGAAGAACTTGACATGAACACAAAAACAAGATTGGCAAACAATGGTGATGATTGTGTATTATTTTGTGAACGAGCGGACGTGGATAAATTGCGGGTTGGGCTCAAGAAGTGGTTTTTGCATAAGGGTTACACGATGACAGTTGAAAACACGTGTAGCATTTTTGAACAAATTGAGTTTTGTCGGGCAAAGCCAGTCTGGACTGTTAGAGGATATACCATGGTCCGTATTCTCAACAGTGTGACTAGAGACGCAGGCACTTTGTTGAATGTTACGAACCAGAAGAATATGGAGGCATATTTGACTGCAGTAGGTACATGCAACGGTGCAATTAACAACGGAGTGGCATTAATGTCAGTTGTTGCAAGAAGAATGCGTGAATTGGGAAATAATAACAGGACTATTGATTTGAAAAATTATTTTGATTATAATATGTTGGAGCGTATGGGCAATAAAACTGAAATGGATGCACCCATAACGGAGGAAGCACGAAATAGTTTTTATTATGCGTTTGGAGTTACGCCACAAATGCAGGTTGATTTGGAAGAATACTTTTCCGTCGTTACCAACGACGCTGGGCCCAGAGAAGTATATTCTTTCATACAACCATACTCATACCTTACTCCATCACACTTCGCGTGCTGATACGCGAGGGTTAACTACTAACACTGGCTTTTCTATTACCTTTAGCTGTAGGAGCAGGAGCATTTGGATTGGGCTCTTTAGGAGCTGATATTGCACTAACGAGTGGTATCAAGTCCAAGGATAAAGCACCAAAACAATCAGGAGGGTTCCAAACTGATTTATCTACACCAAAACCGAACGCGGTGGTGAACTCATCTATAAAAATGGGGAAGCAACAGCAGTATACTGTACAGTTACCAGACTCGTCTGATGTGTCTGGAGCTGTGGAGCCGTATGTGCCTGCCGGGCAGCTGGCACTTCAGGGCAATGACGCATTGACGCCATATCAAATGGCCAGCATGCAACAGGCGATTGGAACGAAGGCCGGCGCGGTAGTCGCGGTTCCACAACGGCCTTTGATGTTGTCGCAGCAGCGTGCGATAGATGCAGCTTGCACAGCATTGGCTTCCGTGATGCCGTTAGGCACACAGAATGTTTCATATTTCGCATGCCAATTTGCTGCAGACAAATTAATTCAGGCTGGACGTGCGGTCACAAAAGACAGTCTACTGTCTATAGTCAAGTCCACGCCATCTTTATTGCGAAAGGCTCGTGATTATATCAAGAAGTTTGGTGGTAAGAAGGCTGCCCGACGGAGTATAAATTCTTCTTATACTCAGCCAATTATCAACGCTCAAAATCACGTTGTGTATGCCCAACCGCCACACAAAGCGATTCGCGTTGCGACCCCAAAAATACAGCAAACAGGAGGTTTCATGTCAAATTACGGCATCAAAGCAGGCGATATCTTCTACACTAGAGCAGGTCCCAAGAAAGTTGTATCTGTCAAACAGGATAAAATGCCTAAGAAATTTTCAAACCGAGCGACCATCGCGGCACCGGCAGCAAAGTCGAAGAGACTTGCTAGCCGACCACCGCGCATTTTAAAGAAAGGAAAAGGATTAACTATTGCACACTCAGAAATGATTGGTTCTATAGTGTCACATGGCACTACGTTGACATATAAGTGCGATGGTTACGTCAACAACCCTGGACGGTTTGGAACATACCCATGGTTGTCGTCAATTGCCGGCAACTTTGACAGGTATATATTGCGTAAATGCGTTATCAACTTTATATCTAACCAACCAACCAACATTGCTGGACGTGTTGGCATTGGCATGGACTTTGACTCAACAGATCCAGTACCTGCAGACCGAAATGAATTTTTCTCATTGACGCATCATGCTCAGGGAGCCCCATGGGATAGTTTGAGTTTGGTGGTACCTTGTGATCAGAAGCCAAAATTCATTAATTCACACACACTCTCAGACTCCAAGTTGATCGACTCTGGGTCTTTTCTGTTCATGAGTGACCAAATAGTCGCGTTAAACAGCAATCTAGGGGATATTACAGTGGATTATGTTGTGGAATTGTTGGAACCACAACAAGCGATATACACTACACAATACATCACCGGACAGGTCGTTGAACAGGCGGCTTGTGTGGCAAACCCTAGCTTGTTTACCATTACTGGTCCCTTGATTGGCTTGAAAACCAATGTATATGATGCTTCCACAACTACTGTGGAGTTCACTATAAATCAGGGGTATTACCAATATTTCACCCATGTGCATGATGTTGCGAACAGTTCACCAACATTGGCTTTGACCACGCATGGTGCGGTGGCGGGTGCAAAACATATAGCCCAGTCTGGTGTCAATAATGGCACCGATATGGGGTTCTTTAAATTCACATCAGCTGGAACCATAAAATTTGTCCTAGGTGGTGCAGCTTCTTTTTCTGTGTTAGAGGGGCTGGCCATATCTTTAACTAGGGTTTCTGCAGCCGCTTACAATGCCGGTGTCACATCTATGGCTGATGTGACCGGCACATATTAATTATAATAAATCAAAAATAAGGTGGAAGACATTCCCAGGCCAGTTTCGGAAAATAAGCGTCACTGGTTCTACAAGGCCGTCCCCAGTGTAGCCCTGGGATTGGCGGAATGTAGCTTGCGGGCTTGAGGCATGGTCCATGTGTTGTGAACCCGACAACACACCCTACTCATGTGCCGTGGGGTCTTCATGGTCATAGATGACTCGTGGGAGTAGAAAACCCACGGTAATAAAACAGGGATTGTATGGTTGCCGAACACGTGCGCTTAGGCGAGCGGCGCCCCC